GGCTAAACAGGCTCGCGGTCAGGTTCAGATCCAGGTCCCCTTAGATCATCTGAATAAAACCCGAAGTCTCGTGGCAAAACGGATTCTGAAACTGATTCAAGAGTGGTATGACAACCCCCGCCTGTTCTTCATGACTGAAATGGGGCAAGAGACACCTGAAGCCATCGAGATCAACCGTCAGCTGCCTGATGGCTCGCGTTTGTATGACGTTACCGTAGGGGATTACGACATTGATATTTCGGTGATGCCCTCACGGGATGTTTATATCGACAGCCAATTTGCTGAAGCCATGGCATTGCGTTCCGCCAATATTGCAGTGCCTGATGACACCGTAATTGAGTTTTCCCATCTGGAGAACAAACAGCAAATTGCCGAACGAATTCGGCAGATGCAGGGTACGGCAGAACCGACTGAAGAAGAACAGAAGGTTAATGCCGCGGTTCAGCAGATGCAGATGGAGCAGATCAAACTGCAGATGGCTCAGATGGAAGCCACGATTAATGAACTGCAGTCAAAGACGGCTCTCAATATGGCCAAGGCTCAGACAGAGCTGAGAACCGACGATACGCATGAGCATGCAATGCACAAATTGCAGGCGGATATGGCCATGAATACCCAGGATAACCAGACCCAACTTGCCGTTGCAGCCATGCAGGCAGGGCAAAGGGCAGAGGAGAAAGAGTTGGAGTCAGCCACTCGCGTTGAAACTGCTTTGATCCGCAACGAAGAGCAGGAGAAGAGAGAAGTGTCGAAAGAGCGTATTGAACTGGCCAAATTAGGCCAGCAAGAACGCCTGGCGAAACAGCAATCTCAACAACCTACGAGGTAATTTCTTATGCCGGAAGCAGCACAAGCCATTGAGTCCGTACCTGCGGAACAGCCAAAAGTCGATAGCACTATTCCTTCTGAAGATGCGTGGTCTGCGTCACCCGAAGAACGCGGGGACTTTTTCGATCCCGGTGAGGAAACGCCTACGCAGATAGGTTCATCCGACGACCTTCCCCCTATGGTAATGGAGGAGGAGTCGGCGGTGGAGGAGGAGCCGGCGGTGGAGGAAGAACCGGTGGTGGAGGAGCAGGCGGCGAAGCCTGAACCTGAACCTGCCGAGATGGATCAGGCTGAAGAAAAACAGTCACAGTCCCACATGATCCCGAAGGCGCGTCTGGATACCCAGATCGCAAAAACACGCGACCTTGAGCATGAAAATATTCGGATCCAGGAGCAGCTCCGGCTAGTGCAGGAGCAGATGAATCAGATTCAGAATCCGGTTCAGGCTGAACCTGAAGCGCCGAAATTTGACTATGCGGCAAAGAGCGAGGAAATGAACGAGGCCATTCTCGAAGGCGAGAAGGATCAGGCTGCGACGATCCTCCAGGAAATTTTGAGCGAGCAACGTAAAGATATTGAGTCCAATATCATGCAAAACGTTGAGCAGACTATTGGTATGAATTCCCGTGAGATCCAGATGAAACAGGAACTGGAATCGACGACCAAACAGCTCGAGCAGGACTATCCTCAGTTCAACCCGGAGAATGCCGATATATACGACCAAGAGGTTGTGGACAATGTAAACCGGCTGATGACGGCCTATACCTATATGAAGGATAACCAGGGATACGCCATGTATACCCCGGCAACTGCTCTTCAAGAAGCCGTAAAAACACTGGTCGGCATACCTCAGACGGCTGAAGCAGAGTCAGAAGCCCAACCACAGCCGAAGGCTAATCTGAAGAAAAAGATCCAAGCCTCAAACCAGCAGCCGCCTGAACTGCGCGGGGACTCCGGTGCAGATCACGGTTCTGAAAAGACGATGGATGTATTTGCAATGCCGGAAGATGAGTTTGATGCGTTACCGGCATCGACTATCCGCAAGTTACGCGGCGATGCTTAACTTGACAAAATATTAGCATTGCGTATATATTTCAATGGAATACGGGCGTTTTTTCCAGCCGCCGCCGGGCTGGGGTTTAAGGAACCTAAATCCTACCTCGCTTCCAACGGCGATACAGTTGGCGATTCGTCAATCGAAAATGGCGTTCTCTGCCGATTATTCGGGGGCAGTCAAAACACCGAAACAAGATGTTTTAACCGGGCTGATCCGGTTGAAAGATACAGGAATGGCCTGTGTCTACGGTGATGCTCATGTTTAATCTATAGCGGAGAATGATCCACAATGGCATTGACTAATTTTGCCAAGCTGACAACCGAACAAAAAACGGTTTGGTCACGCGATCTGTGGAAAGTCGCCCGTAACAATGCCTTTCTGACCAAGTTCCTTGGTACCGGAAACAATGCCATGATCCAGAGGATCACGGAATTGTCGAAGGGAGAGAAAGGCGCCCGTGCAGTCCTGACACTGCTGACTGACCTTGAAGATGATGGTATCGCTGGCGATAACCAGATGGAAGGTCAGGAAGAGAAGATCAGGGCGTTTGATCGGACCATTCGCATCGACCAGATGCGCCACGCGAACCGGACCACCGGTAAGATGGCGGATCAACGGTCCATTGTGAACTTCCGTGAAAACTCTCGGGATGTTCTGGGCTACTGGCTTGCAGACCGACTTGATCAGTTGGCTTTCCAAACCCTCGCAGGCATTGGGTATCAGTATAAGCCCGATGGTACTTCTCGTAGCTCGACTACGCTGAATACCCTCGACTTTGCTGCCGATGTCATCGCCCCGTCCTCTGGGCGTTACAGAAACTGGGATACCACCAACGGACTCGTTGCTGGTTCCATCACCGGTACGATTAACGTGCCGACCTGGGAAACTATCATCCAGTTGAAAGCGTTTGCCAAGGATAACTATATCCGTGGCATTCGTGCAGGCAACGGAGAGGAGATGTATCACCTCTTTGTCACGCCTTCTGTAATGGCCAAACTCAAAATGGATTCTGATTACCTGGCTGCTGCGCGTAATGCGCTGCCCCGGTCCAAGTCCAATGAGTTGTGGCAGGGTACTTCCACTCTCTTGATCGACGGCCTCGTGGTCCACGAGTACCGCCATGTTCCTCACTTCACTTCCGGTGTTGGATTTGCAGGTGAAGGTACGGCTTCAGCAACGGGTTGCACCATGCTGATGTGCGGCGCTCAGGCCCTGGCGATGGCTGATCTGGGTAATCCAGATTGGGTCGAAAAAGAGTTTGACTACGATAACCAGCATGGCATCTCGGTGTCGAAAATCGTTGGCTTCCTGAAACCGAAGTGGTATTCCGCGGTAGCAGGTGCTGATGAAGATTTCGGCATCGTGCGTGTCAATGTTGCCAGCGCATAAGGGAGGTAAACCATGAGCTATGCAAGTTTGTACGGAGCCAGCGCACCGGTTTACACGACTTGGGCGATGATTATCCCAGCTGCAGGAAGCGTTACGCTGCCGCAGGATGTGGATACCTCGTCTGATGTTCTGAGTGCGCCCGGTGATGTGTCCTACTCTGGGCAGGTTGCTTCCTCAACCACAGGTGGAAATATCACTTTCATCTCTGGCACGGTGGCAATTACTGACGCTAAAGGCTCGGCTGATCCTGCGAACACCGCAGATCAGGCTGCGCTTAAAGCGGCTGACGTTTAAGCCCACAACCATGGAACGGGGCTTCTTTAGGGAAGCCCCGATTCCACTTTCGAGGGTCTAATGGCGATAACTGCCCAAACTATCGTCGATACGGTTGAGGTTATTCTGCAAGACCCATCGAATATTCGATGGTCGGCTGATGAGTTGCTGGACTATCTCAACGAAGCCCAGCGAACAGTTGTTCTTTTCAAGCCGGATGCAAATTCGGTTTATACGACTATCACTCTGGTTCTTGGGGATAGGCAAACCATCCCAACAGACGGTATTCGGCTTCTTGACGTTTTACGGAACGTTAATCTCGACCCCACTAAAGAGAAGGCTATCAGTCAGGTCAGCAGAAGTGAGCTGGATTCAATTCATGCGCTATGGCGCACTATGGTATCGGGATCTGCGCCGACAGATGTGGTGCAGCATTATGTCTATGACCCGATGGACCCACAGAATTTTTATGTTTATCCGCCGGTACTCGGTGGTAATCCGCAAGTCATTTTGACTTATGCCGCAGTTCCTTTGGAAATTACTGCGCTTACTTCAGATATCAGTCTCCCGGATATTTACCAGGCAGCGTTAACTGATTACGTCTGTTATCGGGCCTACGGTAAGGATTCTGAATCGGCAAGCAATAACGCGCTTAAAGAACAGTATTGGGCGCAGTTTATGAGAACCCTTAATACCCAGGTAACGGTTGAAGCCAATACGCAACCGATGCCTCTGCCTCGATAATGGATTACTCAGAATTACTTCCGCTTGTTTTGCCGCAGGTACCAAACTGTTCGCAGTTACTTGCAGAACAGCAGATTCGTCGCGCCGCAATTGTGCTGTGCGAAGAATCCAAGATTCTCAAACATGAAGAAGGTCCGCTCGGGGTAACTTCCGGTACGTCGGAATATTCATTTACACCTCCGACGGATACAGAGCGGGTCAGAATGGAGTGGGTAACTTATGATGACCGGCAACTCACACCGACCACTGAGACGTCTATTTCCATAGACAACCCGCGATGGACAACTACTACGGGTGAGCCCGCTTACTTTATGGAGAACAACCCCGGCCAAATTCGTTTGTGGCCGACTCCTAATGCCACTGTCGCCAGTATTTTGAAGTTGCGGTATTCGCTTCGGCCGACCATTACGTCTACCTCGTTAAGCGATACCGTGATGCAGGATTTTCGGCAACCACTGGTAAATGGCGCATTGTCGTTTCTTTATCTCATGCCAAATCAGATCTGGACGAATCCAGATCTGGGTATGGTTATGAATCAATCTTTTCAGGTATCCATCCTGCAGGCCAAGCAGCAGGCACGAGATGGAAATGTGAGATCAATCAGGAAGGTCAAGTATGGAGGTATTTGATGCCAGGAGATGTAAGGCCCGCGGAATATGCTGATATTCAAAGAATATGCGATATGGCATTTCAAATGTACCAGGAGTCCTCGGGTAGCGAAGATGAAAAGTTTGATTTCCAACTTTTTGCTACGCATGTCCGTGACCTTATCAATCATCCGGGCGGATTTTTATGGGTGGGGATCGAAGACAAAGAAATTGTGGCGGTCTTTGCGGGACAGACCGTGGAGTATTTTTTCACGAAAGATTTCTATGTAACAGATCTAATGGTTTACAACGAGCCAGGTAATCGCAGGTCATTTGTTATCGCCCGTTTGTTCAGGGCATTTTACGAATGGGCTGAACAGATTAAGGCGAAGGAAATACAGCTGACGGCCGTATACGGGTGGAAAGAAAGTTATCCGCCGAAAGTATTCCGTTATCTGGAGCGTTTTGGGTTTAAACAGAACGGTTTTATTTATAACCGAATGATGCGCTGATATGAGTAAGAAAGGCGAAATTGAAAAAGTCGATCCAGAAAAATACGAGATCGATATACCGGATATTGAGCCAACAGAATCTGAAAAGGCATTGGTGGATATTGCCGGTGAGAAATGGGATCGGTACAAAGCCAAATACAAGCCTCTTGAAACGAAGTATCTTGGATTGGCAGAACAGCAACGGGCGGCTTATGGCGTAGACATGGGCGCGGCTGATGCGGCACAGACTGTGGCCGGTCAGCGCAGTTCTTCTATTGCGGCAAACCGCGGCGCAGCGGTTGGCGCCTTTGGGAATTGGTCCAATCAATTAGGGTCGGGCGCTGCAGCAGGACATTCGGCATCACGCGCAGCGGACTTCACCAACCGCACCTCGATGAAACTGGATGCGATTGCCCAGGCAAACCGCCTGCAGGGATCAATGCAGCAGGGACTTGCCGGTGTGGCATCCGCAGGTGCGAGCGCCGCGGCCGGCACGGCGTCTGCACAGATGAATTCAAATCTGGGGTTGGCGCAAGCGCGGTTCCGAACCGACTCTGAAATTGCTGCAATGAAATACAACCGCCAGAACCGGCGCTTAGGTTATCTGGTTGATGCTGGCATGGGGTATGCCGGATGGAAGATGGGGGAGTATGAAGAATGATTAAAACCGGTTTCAAGTGGGACGACGACGAGTTTCTTGACTCCAAGTACGGGCATAAGTGTTTTTATGGACCTGGAACTGATGCCGATGGATTGGGGCATGGTGCGGGAGATCATGAAGGGAGAGAAGGACCGGATTATGGCGGGGGTGCGACAGATTCAGATGATGATGCCGGGTTTTCTATATTCGGTTTTGAAGTATCAAGTGATGTTGGCGGCCCCGAGGGACCAGACGAGGGTGGCGGGGGTGAGGGGTATGCTGAAAAACGCCAATGTGAAATAGATGGCGGGAAGTGGATCGGCACCGTTGATTCCGGTCATTGCGATATGTCCGGTGCCGGTGACGATGACGATTCTGGAGGCGGTGAAGAGGGCGGCGGGGAAGAACCCCATACGCCAGATCCTTATGACGTTAAGTTTGCGGCAATACTGAGAGATCAGTGGAAGAACTATAAGGAAACCTATTTCCCAGAAGAAGACAAACTCATCGACAAATTAATGTCGGATAGTTATGGCGAGAAAGAAGCGCAGAAAGCCAAACGTGTCGGAATGAGTTCAGACAACATGAGTCAGGCCCTGCGCGATATTGAGCGATACGGTATGCAGGTATCGCCGCATCAGATGGCGTTAATTCACACTCAGGATCAACAGGCGCGTATCGGTCAAGGCGTTCAGAACGCGAATATGACCCGCCAGCAGATGCAGGATGTCCGACAAGGCGCGATGAATCAGGCTGTCGGTATTGGCCACGGCGTCGGGGGCCAGGGAATCGGCGGTATGGCGCAGGGCGCCCAGATGGGGATTGCCCGAAATGCCCAGATGCAGCAGATGGGTATTCAGAAACAGTACATGCAGCAGCAACTTGCGATGCAGCATCGAATGAATGTTGCCCAGATGAATAATTCTCGCCGCGCTTCAAGTGGCGCATTCGGATCTATGCTCGGGACTGTTGCGGGATTTGCTTTGGGCGGTGGACCTATGGGCGCGGCTATCGGCGGAGCAGCCGGCGGCTACTTGTTCGGGTAACTGACTATGCCAACTTACGACAGTATTAATGCCGGCAGTTTCATGGGGACCTTTTTCAAGGCCATGGCGCTCCGTATGGAGCATGATAAGTATGTCCAGGAACGGCAACTGGATGAAGGGAAAAAGGACGTAAATACGATAGGCATGTATGGGATGCTTCGCGCCCGAAATGAGCACATGTCAGATGCAGAGTTCCTGAAAGAATTCCCCGGCGCTCACTCTGCCGCCATGAAGGCAATAGAACGTCAGGGCGTTCATAAAATGCTGGCGGCACATAGCGGTTTGATGGATGAAGAAGTCGGCGTTATGCCTGTTCTTGACCCCAATACCGGCAAGATCATTTTGATGGGGAAGAACAAGGACGGTGAAACTGTCCCTGTAACAGAAAGACGAAGTGCAGACCCTGACGATCAGGTAAGACAGTTCACCATGATGGAACTGATCGACAAAGCCTATTTCCTTGCAGGAACAAAACACGGGCTCAGTGGATTTAGTCTCGACAATATATTGGCATCAGGAGCTGTTGATGATTCTGGCACTCAGGCAAATCAAACGGTCCCCGCTTATCGTGCGGGAGAAACTCAGAGATCCACGGGCAGCCCAACCCAGCCCGGCAGAATTGGAATGCAGCCCCCTGGTCCGTCTTCCTCCACTGATTCGGGAACCGGCACTCGAAACGGTGATGGATCAGGGGAGCCTGCTCCCGCACCTCCTGCAACAACGCCGCACACTTCGCCCGATGTGATGACACCTATGCCTGACGCACAAGGCGTTGTGACCCGTCAGGGTGGATTAGGCGATCACTATATGCATGATGGCGATACGATGCATGCAGGTCCCGGTATGCCGGGATCACCTGGATATACGACGGCGCCATCGGGAGCGAGATTTCAGGATAAGAGAGGCAACTGGCATACGCCGAAGCCAAAACGAATTGATACCCGAGTTATCGGTGTTGATACACCAGAAATTGCCGATCCAAGAAAGGGGACACCGGCACAGCCTTA